ATATTACAGTCCTAGGTTCTCAATTTATTGTTAATACAGAAGCATTAAAGGTTGAAGATCCAATAATTGAACTTGGACTTGTTAACAGTGGTGGTAACTTGGTAGCACCATCCTCTGATAGCAACCTTGATGTTGGTATGATAATGCATTATTATACAGGATCTACCGCTAAAACTGCTGCAGTATACTGGGATGATTCTGCACAAAGAGTTGCAGTCGCATCATCTGTTACTGAGAATTCAAATGTTATGACAGAAATTGTTTACGCAAACTTTGAAGTTGGTGGTTTATGGGTTAATGATGCTGCGGGACAGTCTCAGGTAATTGGACACGATGGTAGTAATAGAGTTTTACAGAACATAACCGTTGACGGGGGTTCGTTCTAATAGTATAAATAATACAACTGAATAATTAGTAATGCCAAATAATGAATTGGATTATCAGGTTTTGTTGGGAACATACCAACGAAAATCTGCGGATTTACTTGCTCAAGTAATAGCACTTGAAGCAAGGGTTAGTTCAAATAATAATACTATAGACGCACTCAATAAACAGGTTAATGACTTGCTTAAAGAGTTAGAACATGCAAAAGAAGTTGTAGTACAATTAAAAAGAGCAGAGTTGGAAAGAGCAGAAAAAGAAGAGAATTTAGACACTGTTCCCAAAACAAAGCAAAAAACTAAATCGAAAACAATAAATAGTGTGGATGAAGGAGATTTCTAACTAATGGCAAAGCCTACCACCAAACAAGAGTTAATAGATCATTGCTTGAGGAAACTTGGTGCACCTGTTCTTGAAATTAATGTATCAGATGAACAACTTGATGATATTGTAGATGATGCTATTCAATATTTTCAAGAAAGACACTTTGATGGTGTCGAAAGAATGTATTTAAAATATAAAATTACTCAAGATGATCTTGATAGAGGAAGGGCAGATCCTCCAAGTGGAACTAGTATTACATCAACAACAGCAACTCAAACTTCAACTTCTTTTACCAGTACTTGGTATGAAAATTCAAATTACATAGTTGTTCCAGAGACCGTTATTGGTATTGAAAAAATATTTAAATTTGATACTAGTTCTATATCTGGTGGTATGTTTAGTATTAAGTATCAGTTATTTTTAAATGACTTGTACTTTTTCAATTCAGTAAATCTTTTACAATATTCAATGACAAAGAGATATTTGGAAGATATTGATTTTTTACTTACAACTGATAAGCAAATAAGATTTAACAAAAGACAAAATAGATTATATCTTGATATTGATTGGGAGTCTCAGGATAAAGATCAATTTATTGTTCTTGATTGTTATAGGGTATTAGATCCTTCAAATTTCGCGGGTGTTTATAATGATAGTTTTTTAAAGAGATATTGCACTGCCCTTATTAAAAAACAATGGGGACAAAATTTAATTAAATTTAGGGGAGTAAAATTACCTGGTGGAATAGAATTTAATGGTAGAGAAATCTATCAGGATGGTGTTCAAGAAGTTAATGAAATTAGAGAACAAATGTCATCAACTTACGAGTTACCTCCATTAGATATGATAGGGTAGGATAAATGCCATTAAATCCATTCTTCCTTCAAGGATCTGCATCAGAACAAAGACTTGTACAAGATCTCGTCAACGAACAGTTGAGGATGTATGGTATTGAGGTATATTACTTACCTAGAGAAATAATAAGTAGAAAAACAGTTTTTCAAGAAGTACAATCTTCAGAATTTGATGATAATTATTTAATTGAAGCATATGTAAACACATATGATGGATACACAGGTGGTGGAGATGTATTAACTAAATTTGGTATGCAACTCAAGGATGAATTGGTTGTAACTATATCTAAGGAAAGATGGGAAGATTATATTGCACCATTTTTAGCAATGGGAGATGCATATGAAACAGAACTTGCACATAGACCTAGAGAAGGAGATTTAATATATTTTCCATTAGGTGGTAGATTCTTTGAAGTAAAATTTGTAGAACATGAAAACCCATTCTATCAATTACAAAAGAATTACGTTTATGAACTTCAGTGCGAACTATTTGAATATGAAAATGAGGTTATTGATACTGATATAGATGAAATTGATGAGAGAACATCAAATGTTGGAGAGATAATAAGTCTTAAGATGGTTGGTTACGGAAATACTGCTGTCCTCGGAGTTGATATGACAAGAGGTTATATAAGAGAGATATTCTTAAATGATCAAGGATATAATTATAGTTCAACACCAACAGTAACATTTTCACCACCAATCAGTGGTAGAACTGCAACTGCTGTTGCAATTACAACCTCTATAGGAGGTGCAAGATCTGTAAAAGAAATTGTATTGACTGATGCAGGTGAAGGATATAGAGAACCACCTACAGTTACAATTAGTGGTGGTGGGGGAGTTGGAGCTGCTGCAACTGTAGGTATAGAATCCTTCAGACAAGGTGTAAGTAGAGCAATTGTTCTTTCTTCTGGAGATGGGTATACAGATGTTCCTGTAGTAACTTTTGGAAGTCCCACATTTACAGGAGCAACAGGTTCGGCAGTAGTATCAAATAATATTGTTAATAGTATAGTATTAAGCGATGGTGGAAGTAATTATGACCCAGATAGAAAGATAGGTGTTACAATAGATCCTCCAACTGGCAGTGGATTTGTACAAGCAACAGCAAATACAGCAATTGGTAATGGTAAATTAGTAAGTCTTTCAGTCAATAATGCAGGTATAGGTTATAGTGTAGAACCTGCTGTGACGATAGATGCTCCTACTGGAGTTGGATCTACTGCAGTTGTCACTGCTACAATAAATGCTAATGAAAATGTTGAAACTTTATCTATCGCATCTTCAGGACAGTTCTATGTCGGAAATCCAATATTAACTATAGATGCTCCAACTGGAATAGCATCTACAGCAACTGCAAATACAACCTTTACCTCAAATTCTGGTTTATCTACATTCACTTATAGTTTAACTAGTCCAGGTAGATATTATCTAAGTCAACCAACACTTACTATAAAATATCTTGCATTATCTGCGGGATTTGATGCAACCTCTCCAAAATATGGCACAGTAGCATGGAAGTTAATTAATGCTGATAATGATAGAAATTTAACATGGAATGGAAATCAAACTACCATTGACCAAGAGGGTTCAGTTCAATTATACTTCAAAGCACAAAGTTCTAATGTAGGTTTTTCAACGATCTTAGAATTAAATAAAGTATCTAATGGTGGAGAAGACGTTACTTTAGGAATTAATACTTTAGGAAGAGTTGAATTGGGTATTGGAACTGTATCTATTGCTTCAACTACTGGATCAGTTAGTACATTCATCCCTAATGTTGGTATTGCCGACAGTTTAAGAACAAATGGATCATACACTGTAACTAACGCTGTTGGTGACGCATCTGGAACAGGTGCTGAGTTCGATGTTGATGTTTCTTCTGATGGTACACCAACAATTACATTAGTATCTGGTGGTACAAATTACTACTCCTCTGAGACGATAACAATTGCTGATTCATCACTTGGTGGGGGTGGTGCTGCTGATGTTGTCTTAACAGTCACTGATATTAATTTTGCATCTGTAAGAGATGATGCTTGGCATTATGTTTACATAGAAAATAAAAATCAATTTGGTTCTCAATTAACTTCTCTATATCTGGATGGAAATTTTGAAGATAGTATTAGTTTTGCATTAGCAGGAGATAAACCATTAATAACTAATGCTAATTTAACTCCACCAGTTCTTAAAAACTCATATAATACTGGTATTCTTGTAGATGACATATATTCAACCAATGTTCTTTCTGGTATTGGTTCATATGTTCCATTAAGTGGTATATCAACTCTTGGAGTAACTACACTATCATCCACAGTGACCTATGATGATTTTGAAAATGTAATTGGTACTGAACAAGAAATAAGCATCAATGCTAATATTGAAAATGGAGAAGTTGTTTCTCTTGATAATAGTAGCACTACTTTAACAGGTATAGTAACTGCCTTAATCTCTGCAGTTATAGATGCTCCATTAGGTGTTGCAACTAACTTTAGAGCAACTGGAACTGCAACAATTAGCGAAGGATTTGTTAATTCAGTTTCTATAGCATCATCTGGTGCAGGATATCTATCAACACCTAACGTAGCAGTTAGCAGTGCAACTGGATCTCCTTCTCAATTTACAGCAACTGGTAGAGCAAAAATAAATGGTTTCGGACAAATAAGTGAGTTTGAAATATTATCAATGGGAGGAGGATATTTGCTTGCTCCTGGTGTTACTATTGATCCACCACTTGGACAAACAGCAGAGGGATTTGCAAACGTTGGTCTTGATGGAGCGATTGATAGTGTAACATTTACTAAGATAGGTGTTGGATACACAACTCCACCTACTGTAGGTTTTTCTAATACTATTGGAGATAGAGATGGAGAATCTGGATTCTCAACTGCCACTGGTACTATAGTTCTTGATAATAATCAAAACAATATCTTACGTGTTAACATGACAAATCCAGGTGCAGGTTATCTAGGACCTTGTACTGTATTGGTAGAAGATCCTGCAGCAATAGCAGGAAACGCAGGAGTTGGAACATTCTGGTTTAATGAGGTGGTTCTTGGTGAAGATTCCTTGATAAGAGCAAGAGTTAAGAACTGGGATCAAGAAGAGGGAGTTCTGCAAATTGGTCAAGAAAATGGTAAATTCTTTGTGGGAGAGAAGATTATTGGACAATCATCTGGTGCTATATACATTTTAGATAAGTATATGTTACTCTCTGAAGTACCTGCAGCAGGTTCAGTTCAGAATATAGATAATTATGATCAAAATGATTTATTTGAAGGAGAAGCAGATATGATCTTAGATTTTACAGAAGTTAACCCATTTGGTGAAGTTTAATGTTAGGAAGTCATTACTACCACGAAATAATGCGAAAGACCATTGTATCTTTCGGAACATTGTTCAATCAAATTTATCTTAAGCATTATGATGGACAGACGGGTAATGTTGTTGATGAAATGAGGGTTCCATTAGCATATGCTCCAAGACAGAAATTTTTAGCAAGATTAACACAACAATCAGAATTAAACAAAGCAGTAGCAATATCTTTACCAAGAATGTCTTTTGAGATGACATCTTTAACTTATGATGGAACAAGAAAGACAGGAATGACTCAAACATTTAGAGCAATTGATAAAGCATCTGATACAATGAGAAAAGTTTATATGCCTGTTCCATATAACATTGGATTTGAATTAAACATATATTGTAAGTTAAATGATGATGCATTACAGATTGTAGAACAAATATTACCATTTTTCCAACCATCTCTCAATGTAACTATAGATTTAATTAGTTCTATAGGAGAAAAAAGAGACGTACCTATAGTTTTAAATAATGTTTCTTTTGTAGATGATTATGAAGGAGACTTTTCTACAAGAAGAGCACTAATCTATACTTTAAACTTTACTGCTAAGACATATCTATTCGGTAAAATTGCTGATAATGCAACAGGTATTATCAAGAAAGTTGAAGTTGATTACTATACAAATACTAATCCTGTAACTGCAAAGAGAGAAATGAGATATACAGTTACACCAAAAGCAACAGAGGATAAGAATAATGATGGAGTTATTGATAGAATAGATGATGCATTACTTGGTCCTGGAGATGATTTTGGATTCTCTGAAGGATTAGAATTTTTTCAGGATGGAAAGTAAATGAAAGACAACTTTGATGAATTAAATAAAGCTCTTAACACTGCATCTGATATTGTTAAATCAGAACCTAAAGA